AATGGATTGATCAATGTATCATAATTACTACTATCCCTATTATGTCTACCCCTACAATCGAATATCATATCAGCATCTATCTCTTCTTCTGGATTATCAATAGTCTTTTCTATAATATTAAACAATCCAGATTCTAATACTGTTTTAGATAATTTTTGAGGAACAAAATGTGCTGCTACTTCATGTAGAGCAAATGGATGAAAGATCTTATCCTGCTTCTTACCCCATCCCTCATATAATATACCAGTCTTGATAGTTGCTTCAAGGGGGTTGTCATACCAATTACATCCTAATGACTCATGTATTAATTCTAATATTGGATTAACAGTTCCTTGACCAACCTTTTCTATTGGATGATCATTAGGACTGTGATATATTACTATCTCCTTATCTTCTAATATTTCATTATGAATATAAAGTGCAGTTATGCTACCAGCATTACCTGCACCCACAATAGCAATTCGCTTCACTTATACTCCCACATAAATGCCCTATCTCCATACTCATCAACCTTTGCCCATCTATCACCTTCCTCATCTACAAACTCATCTTCATCATCAGTACCATTTAGTATGAATCCAAATGGAGCCATATCCTGTTCAATCTGATTCTTCTGTTCCTCGTAGATTCGTTTACGGACATCCGTATCTGTCATCTCTTTGAAGTAGTCTTGTGCTACTAACCAAGCAAAGATAACAAGACACATAGCAAGGTCATCATGGCAACCATCTTCTGCCTCCCATGATTGTTTCTTCTGTACAAAGGTTGTTAGTTCTGCGATAATATCATAATCATTCGTTACTATTTTATCATCTTCCATTAAAGTTTTCAAGTTAGAACAACCCAACTTCTTAACTGCTGCTGTCATCCTAACACCCATCTGCGTTCTGCTACCAGAAAATCCTGATCCTACTTGCTGACCATTCCTACCTCTCATAGCACACATAAGAAGATTTTCATATTCTAAATCGTAATTGAGAATAGATGCTACCTGTTCTCCTATATCATTAATCTCTACTAATACATATGCTTCATTGTACGCTTTTGCTATATCCATTATAATGTTAGGGAATAGCATAGGTTTAACTTCATTATTCCTATACCTTGCCACAGTCTTATGTGGGAATGTGGTAATATCGAATACTATAAAGCAGGAGTAATCACCATCAATACCTCTAGCAGTATCAACAGTGATAATGTAGTCATTACCTTTCACAGGGTTTTCATAAATGAGGAGACCTTTTCCGTTGGTTTGTATTGGATCCTCGAACACGAGATTCCTAAGTTTAGTGACACTAATAAGCGTATCAACAGATCCTAAAAATTCACATTCAAACTCAACCTTAAACTGCTGTTCTGATGTGTTCTTAATGGTCTGCTCTTTCCACTTAGCATCTCTACCAGGTACTTCAGACCAATGAACCTCAGTAGCAGTGTATTCATTCTTACCCCTTTGTGCATCATGCCAATACCTATAGAAATGGTTCATACCACAAGGGGTAGATACCATTATGACTTTCGTTGACTTACCAGAAGTAATAGTAGGGTAAACAGAACTAAAGAATGCTTCTGCGATATGATTTGGGACAAAGGCGAACTCGTCGAGGAAAATGATATTGAATGACATGCCTCGGACAGCACTTGCAGATGTAGAAGCTGCCAATATCTTTGATCCATTCTCTAACTCCATTGATCCTTTGTTCCAGGATAAGATACCCTGTTGCATCCACTTAGGCAAGTTTTCATAAGCAGTCTGTAGTCTGCCAAGTAGTTCTCTGGCAGTTGCTGCTTTGTTTGCTAGGATACCTACATTAACACTATCATTAAAAACAATATAATGCAAGAGGTATGAAACAGCAGTTGTGGATTTACCAGTCTGCCGAGGCATCTTGCATATATTAAATCTAGACTCGTGAAAATTTTTAATTAACTTCTCTTGGAAGTCATACATTTTAAATGGTACAAGACCTTCATCCAAAGATACAATTTTAATGTAATTCTTTGCAAAATATATTGGGTCTTGTTTACATTTAATAAACTCCTCAACCTGTTTAGCATTAAACTCAACGGTTGTGTTTGCTTTCTTTAGATTGGGATTACCAAGATATATGTCTTGTTGTGACATTACTTCTTCTTACACTTACACTTATACTTAGCAAATGCAGCTGCAAGTATTACAACTATTGCTGCTATACCTACACCAGTTCCCCAACCAATACCTTGTGGTTCTGGTTCAATAAATGGTGCTAGTTCAGGTACTTCTTCTAGCATTTTTGTTGCTTCCTTTGGTATTGGAAGTTGTTTTAATAGTTCTTTAGTTGGCATGGTTTAACCCTCCTGTAATGTGCCGTGAGCTCTGCGGATCTCTCGGAGATCCTCAAAGTTCTTTTGCTTAGTGCCTCCATCGTATGCCCAAGCATACCCCTCGGTGATCATCTGTTCATTCAGCGAAAGATCAGAGTCGCCAACATAGAGCCAACCAAGAAGCCTACCATACTTCCCAACCCCACCCTTAAGTTCAGTTCTAACAGTGAGTTCTTCATCGCCTTTAATTGTCTCCTCTAATTTCCCCTTCAACCAATTGGTCGCATCTAATCCAAGTGCCTTCTCCTCCAAGTCCCTCGTTCTCTTCTCTGGGGTGTCCACTCCAGCAATCCTTACTCTCTCTGTCTTCGCTAGGTCGAACCCTAGGTCTATTATCACATCTATAGTATCCCCGTCCAAGACCTTCTTGATCTTCGTCACACGGAAATTGTAGCAGCTCTTCCTGCTTGGGGGTGTCATTGCTCCCATTGTTGAAATCCTCAAGTGAGCTATTTAGCACATCTTCTACAGACGGTCTATTTCTCTCAGATTCCCACTCCCTCATCTGCTGAATCCATTGATTCGTGGGAAGGTTCAGGAATATAGGGGTTAGGATTCCAATCATCGTATTTGAATATCCAGAATATTGTAACACATACTCCTACTAGAAGTATAGCCAACATAATATTTACACTCTGGACAACTTCAGACATATGCTTCTGCTGCCAATCTAACTCCCAGTGATAGGGACACTCCCATAACTGTCAACCTACTCATCCACCACATGATCTCATGCTTATTCTGGTTTAAGTATTTCATTTTTCTAAAGTTGCAAAGTCAATAAAATGAGGATGCTCCCGTAGAAACGGAACATCCTCTTTTGCGTCTTGTATTGCCTCGTAGGAATCTACAGCGTACTCGCAGATTTCTAAATGACGAAGTTGTGAGTCGTGATAACCGACTGTATAATGCTTAGTCAGGGGCATGATAGTTTCAATCCCATACTAGCAATATTTAGACCGTATAGTAGTAATTAATACTTATTATGTGTAGGTTACCTAACTAAGTATTCGTTTAAAGATTTCTTTGATATATCGTAACGAAACTTACTATTATCCTTTTTTGGAATAGACTCTTTAAAGTTCATTGACACTACCGTTCTTTTACCATCAGTAGGTTGAACTTTATGTTTTAGAATAGATGGAAAAATAACTAACATACCATCTTCAGGTTGTATTTCAAGTGTATCTTCAAAGATAAGTGGAGCACAATTATCTTCTACTTCTACAAAATAAGCACTAGACAATACTGATGGATAATGATCATGTGGTTCTGTATAATCACCATTCTCATATTGTATAAACCACATATTACTACATTCTAATGTTGCTTCTTCTTTAATATGAAAGTAATTATGTGAAAGAAAATTACATGCTTTAGTTGCTAACTTAACAAAATATTCAAATTGACGATTTGATTTATGAACAAACCAATCACTGCGCCATGCTTTCACATTGCTTTCATATTTGTCTGGATGTTTTTTCCTATACTCCTCTATGAGTCTAAGTAAGACCCCATCATTAGGTGGTTGAAGGATTGTTTTAAATACAGGAATCTCTTTGGATACTGTACTAATATCAAAGGAGGATTGCACCTATAATAAACCCCTTAGCGAATGATATACAAACTACTTGATAGTCTGTCAATCCAAATTTGTCTTGGCATTTCTTGATAATTTTCTTATCCCACTCGACTGCCTTATCGAATGCTCCTTTAATCTTTCCCATTTGTTTTTCTCCAAGGTTCTGAGTGTGATAAATCTAACCACTTTTTAAGTAATTTAATTATTCGCTTCATTATTTATGTGCTTCTTCAGAGCCTCCAACATAATCTATATCGGCATGATAATTCTCAGATGCACCAATATGGAATGGATTATACCTAGCAGTTGCCATGCGATACATTTTCTCATGCATAGTAACTACTTCTTCAGCAGTCTTCTCAAACTCAGGAGAAGATTCATGTCTTGATTGATAAGCATCTGCTATCTCTTCTTCTGGTCTTGGATTATCTGTAGCAATTGGCATAGAATCATGTGGGTGAGGTTTATGGAACCATTCATCATAGGATATTTCTGGTAGTGACATTAGCAGTAGTATAAATTACCTGATATAGAGATCCGATCTTCATCACACTCATAAAAGGGATACACACAATGCTTAAAAGATGATGGAAAGAATAACATCTTACCTTCCATCTCAGGATCCATTAAGTATGGATATGACCTGATCTGACCTGTTGTATCTATGTATGCCATCTCAAAATCAGATGCTGAAGCACCTTCCATACCTTTAAGGAAATCAAGATTATGTTGCTCTTTACTTTTCGTTGGTATTTTTAACCATATAACAAATGAAAAAACCCCACCATGATCATGAGAGGGATTAAATTCATGCTTCTTTTGATAATTTATCCAAAACCCTTCTAGATCATAGCTTTTTCTTGGTGCTAAATG